CTCTGGAACGAGAACCGCCCGGACATGAAAGTCCAGCGCCGCGGGATCGTGCGCATCGGCAAGGAGTCGCCGGATGACTTTGAGGTGTCCTGGATCTTCTCCGCAGAACCGCTGTGGGAAAACTTCAAGGCACGCCTCGCGCTCCACTACGCGAACCTGCGTCTCAAGAAAGCCGCCTAAATGAAACGCACCCGCCGGTTCGTCGTCCGAGAGCAGACCTTTGGTCTGGTCGTGGAGTTCTATTGCGGAACCCCGCAGTCATCGGCGATCCGGCGGTGTGCGAACATTCTCCAGCTCGACCCCAAAGACCCAGACAACCAGCCCGACGACTCAGACGCCGCCTGGGCGATGTGCTTGGGCAGCCAAGCGGTCGTCTGGATCGAAGACGCCAGCGACACCGGCTCGCTCGTCCATGAGCTGTATCACGTTGTGCAGGATTTCCTAAAGCACATCACCAGCAGCGACGAGGAAACCGGCGCTTACTTGATCCAATACCTTTTCCGAGAAGCCATCAGAAAAAACAAACCATGAAAAAAGGACTATACGCAAACATCCACGCTAAAAAAGCCCGCATCGCCGCCGGAAGCGGTGAGAAGATGCGCAAGCCCGGCTCCGCCGGCGCACCCACCGCCAAAGCCTTCCGCGCGTCTGCCAAGACTGCCAAAGCGCGCCGATGACCTCCACGGCGGAAATCATCACCTTCCTCCGCGCCTTCAACCGCTGGCGCCGCGGCGATGAAGACCTCGAGCAGCCGGACGTTCGCAAAGTCGGCGAAATGATTGATGCGGCGTGCGATCATCTAGAGCAGGCCGCAGAAAACGCCAAATGACTTCCAGCGTCCTCATCGCCTTGGTCGGTTTTATTTACCTGACCGTTGCCATCGACCTCGGTCTGCTCCAGCACAAGTTCTGGCACGCCATCATCTGGCTCGGTTACGCCATCGCTCAGGCCGGCCTGTGGCGGATCACGATTTATGAGTAAATACGATATTATGACACCGGAAATTGAAGAGATCGACAAGACCATCGTCCTTCTCAAGTCCAAGCGCACCAAACTTGTCGCTGAGGCGGCCAAGCGCAAGGCCGATGCCCTCTGCGCCGAGATGCGCAAGCGCAAATCCAAATGACTTTCAAGTTGCAGGCACAAGCGGGTTCTTGCCGGCGTTCATGTGGTGTGACGCCGCGGACCATCTCCGGGATGCCCAGCTCCAGCGAGCAAGACGACTGGGGCGCCTGCACATACTTTCCATGATCTCTTGGCCGCCCCAAAACTTCCGCGTCGAGGTAGACGGCATCGGCACCTGCCGCGTGCTCTACGTTGTCGCGCAGGGCGGCCTCGAAAACGATTACGTCACCGTCTGCCGCGAGAATGGCGGCCGGTGGCTGACCGCGCGCATCGACCAACTCGCTGCCGCGGAGAATCCGACTTTGGACATTTTGGGCGCCGGCTCGGCATAAACAACATCGGCTCTGGGAGGGGCCGCGCGCCAACCAGCCGGCGCCCATTTACATTCATGCCAGAACACCCTTTAGTCGTAGCTTACGGAGGCGGCACCAACAGCACCGCCATGCTCTGCGGCTTCCGCGAGCGCGGCATCCGCCCTGCGCTGATCCTGTTTGCCGATACCGGCGGCGAACTTCCGCACACCTACGAGCATCTGCGCGTTATGTCGGACAAGTGCCAAGAGTGGTTTGGCCTGCCGATTGAGACAGTCTTCAAGACTTACAAGGGAGAGCAAACGTCACTAGAAGGCGATTGCATCCGCAATGAAACCCTGCCTTCGCTGGCCTACGGATTCAAAGCCTGCTCAATGAAATACAAGGTTGAGCCGCAAAACAGGCGGGTGCGCAAGTGGATGGACGAGCAGGGCGTCAAGACCGTGACCAAAGCTATCGGCTACGATTTTGCCGAAGGACACCGAGGCGGCGCAATTACAACCAAGGAATTAGGCAAGGGCCGCATTGAGAATTACTGGTATCCGCTGATTGAGTGGCAGTGGAAGAGGCAACAGTGTGTCGAAGCCATTGCCCGCCACGGCCTGCCACAAGCAGGTAAGTCCTCTTGCTTCTTTTGCCCCGCCATGAAGTTGCGCGAGATCCTGCGCCTGCGCGACCAAGCGCCGGAATACTACCAGCGGGCGGTCGCGCTGGAGGAGAACGTCAAGGTCAAGGGGCCGAAGGAAGGACTGGCGTTTGGCACCAAGTGGACGGAGATCGTCAAAGCAGACGACGATCAGCTCAAACTTTTCGACTGGCTGGACAAACACGACCCGCACCATGTGCCGTGTGGGTGCTATGACGGATGAACGAACATCAGACACGGTTTAAGCCGTCGCCGCACCCTGTTATGCAGGTCGATCTCGACTTGCTCGAGAAACTGGGACCGGACGAAGGCTGGAAATATCTCAAGACACGCGAAGAGCTGATCGCCCGAGAGGCATCAGACCCGTTTCGCTATGGCTACATCCCGCCGGTGTGGAAGCGCGCGTCCGAATTGCTGGAAAAGCACCGCGAGATCTTGGTGCTTGGAGGCAACCGCTCAGGAAAGACGGAGTGGGCGGCCAAGGAAGCTATCAAAATCATGTATTCTAAGCCGGGAGCCGTTGCGTGGCTGTTCCAGACCACCGCGCCAAACAGCATTGAGCTAATGCAGCCCCGCGTATGGAAATATATGCCGCCGGAATGGCGCAACGCGCGCAAGGGACAGGTCACCAACATCACCTACAGCGTTAAGGGCGGATTCACCGAGGCCAAATTCGTTGCGCCCAACCAATCAATCTGCATCTTCCGAAATTATGCGCAAGATCCGTCTACCCTCGAGGGCGGCGAGATCGATTTTGCCTGGGCGGACGAGCTGGTCCCGCTTGATGTCCTCGAAACCCTCCGTTTCCGCCTCGTAGATCGCAACGGCAAGCTCGCCGTCACCTTCACGCCGGTTGAAGGCTGGAGTCCCACGGTTGCCGACTACCTAAGCGGCGCCAAGACCATCACTGACACCGATGCCGAGCTGCTCCCGCTCAAGAACGACCGCGGCGAAGTCTCCGGCTACGACAAAGTCCCCATTGAGCAGCTAAATCTCAAGGGCCGCCCGATCCTCTATTTCCACACGCAGTCAAATCCCTGGGCTGGCTGGTCACGCATGAAAAAGGAGCTGCAAAGCGAGACCAAAGAAAAAATCCTCTGCCGCGCTTACGGCGTGCCGACCAAAGCCATTAGCGGCCGCTTCCCCCTGTTCAATCCCAAGGTCCACGTCATCCGCGCATCGGATGTCCCGAACGGCACCCGCTACCATTGGGTCGATCCGGCGAGCGGCAAAAACTGGGCGATGATTTGGACGGTTCACGATACGTCCGGCCGCATTGTGGTCTACCGCGAGTGGCCAGACCAAACTTCCTACATCGAAGGCATTGGTTATGCCGGCGAGTGGGCGCTGCCCGATGGCAAGAAGCTCGACGGCAAGCCCGGACCCGCGCAGCAAGACTTCGGCTTCGGCTTGGAACGCTACAAAGACGAAATCCTCCGCGTCGAAGGCGGCGAGGAAGTCTTTGAGAGATGGATGGATTCGCGCTACGGCAACGCTCGCACGCTCGGCAAGGAATCCCCAACGACCCTCATCGACGAGATGGCCGACCTCGGCATGCTCTTCACGGCAACTCCGGGCGATTCCATTGATGAAGGCGTGAGCATGATCAATGATGCCCTTAGCTACAACCCGGAAAAACCGGTGGACTCCCGCAATCAGCCGAAGCTCTACATCAGCGAGAACTGCAAGAACCTCATTTACTGCCTGCAGACCTACACCGCGGCAGACGGAAAAAAAGGGGCGACAAAGGATTTTGTAGATTTGCTTCGTTACGTTTGCCTCTCCGACGCCATCAACGTCGAGGGCGACATCCTGCGCAGCCGCGGAGGAGGCAGCTACTGATGCGCTTTGCGTGGCGTTTTACCCGACCTTCAAAGAAGACGATCACCACGCAAACAACCAAGACCCTGCAAAGGAGATACTGATGAACACCTGCCCAAAATGCGGTTCACCGCAAGAATCACCAAAACTGGACGGAACCACAGCGCGTATTTGGTTTACCTGCGGGAGCTACGGCTACGCAGACAAACCAGACCAAGTATTTCGCAGTTCGGACAAATGCCTCGACAGAGAGGAGATCAACGACTTGCAGCGCAAGGTCGAGGAACTGCAGGTCGCGTTAGACTTCGCCAACGAAGCCGTCGATCAGCGGGAGCGTTCTCGCACAGAGGCAGAAGCCAAGCTCGACAACCTCCAAGCCTCCACGATCCACAGTTGCGGGGACTCCTGCAGTCGCCCCATGTGCGTGTTGCGGAGGGAGAGGGATGCCTACAAGGAGGCGTTGCAGATGTGTGTTTTTTGGGCTGAATCCATCAGCCGTAGAGTCACCGAGGACAGAGACAGCATAAATTGGACGGGACTGCAGATAGCTCGCAAAGCTCTGGCAGACATCCAAAAGGAGGCGAAATGACCAGCGCAGAAATCAACATCGCCATCGCGCAAGCGTGTGGGTGGACGGACACCGAAATCGTCAATGAGGGTGGAAAGCTAATGTATGGGCAGACAGAAGTTCCAAACTATTGCAACGATCTCAACGCTATGCACAAAGCCGAGATGCGTATTCCAGAAGACAGGCAAGCCGTATACGACACGCACTTGGTCGCTATCGTTGGCAAGGAAACGGGCCTAATGCCCAGCTTGCAGTTTCGCTGCATTCACGCATCAGCAAAACAGCGAGCCAAGGCATTCCTGCGAACGTTCACTGTCGGAAAATGGAGGGAGGCGAAATGACCCCAGAAATTGACGCTGCAGAGCTTTACTACGATGGACCAACTGGCTTTGTGCCCATTGAGGATGCGCGGAAGGTGGAACGGAAACTCAACGATGCGTTGAAAGAAAATGCGCGGCTAAGACCAGCCCTCATGGGTTTCAGCCAAGCCGAGGAGCTAATGGAACTGCGGGAGGACTTGCGAAAGCAGCTACGATGCTCCCTTGATTTGGCGAGACAGAACAACATCCTGCAGGACTATAACAAAATCCTCGGCCAAGAGTTGCAGGACACCAAGCAAGAGCTTGAGGAGGCGCGCCGAGAGATCGCCAAGCTCAAGGCCAGTTCCAACGAGAACTATTGGGAGCTATCGCGCCAGCGGGGTAATATGCTCCATGCGCTGCATGAGATTAGCGCGGCGGTGAAGCGGGGGATGAGGCAGGGGGGAATCACTATTGGGGAGACTGAGGTGCTTGGGCGCATGGAGGGGCGAGAATGAGCGAATCCCTCCGCGCATACATCGCCGAAGACCCTCATTTTACCGGCGCGGGACTGCGCAGATTCTTTGAGCGCGTCTACGATGCAGGATTCAACGACGGCTACAGCGCCGCAAAAGAGCACAGCGGTCTCAACACCGGAGCCGATATGTTTTCTCAGATATTTGGAGGCTTCCGCAAATGACTCAGGCACCGCCAGCCCCGCCCAGCCGCCTGCGCCCGCAACGCCGCGGCAGTGACATCCCGCGCTGCGGCATCTGTGCCAAGCCGGTGCGCATCCAAGACATCCACGGCCACGACACCCACTACGGCCCCATCTGCCGGGAATGCGGCCCGCATATGCAGAATGCCATCCACGCCTTGGAGATCATCGTAATGCGTCGCGGCTAAGGCTTCACGCCTCACGCATTAACCCGCTTCACATGCGTAAAACATCACAAATGACGAGTTAGGCAAGTCAATCGACTGTATTCGCCATTCGCAAACCCCGAACACAAACACAAACAGCTTAAAAATTATGCTATTCACGCAAAAAACCAAAACCATCCCCATCGACCGCTACCAAGTCACCGA